AAAGGTTTGACGCCAATCGTTGACCAGGCCAAGTCACTGGCACCGGTCGACACCGGAAGATTGCAAGACGCGATCAAAACTAGACCACTACCAGCTGATGACATTCCATCAGGTTTCAGCGATGGTCAGGAATTGTTTATCTTGTCCAGTCGAAAAAAAGATCCAGATGCTCCGGACAATGCCTGGTATTGGCACTTTGTTGAGTTTGGCACTGAAAAGATGCCAGCCAGACCATTTTTGGCGCCAGCATTTGACAGCAAACGACAAGAGGCATTGCAAGCATTTGTCACAGAAATGCAGGCGCAACTTGAGAAAAATGTGAAACGAATCAATAGGCAAAAAACATGAACCTGCCACCAATTTTCACGACATTGAAAGCTGACAGCAACGTCACGCAGTACATTGGCACAAACCCAACCAGATGTTATCTATTCGGCACAGCGCCACAGGGCACGCCTGAACCTTACGTTGTTTGGCACTTGCCATCAAGCGTGCCTGAGAATCACTTGGACAAGCTGCCTGTCGTTGATTTTGACAGGGTTCAGCTGGATGTCTATGCAACCAATCCAGTGGATTGCTTAAACCTTTGCACGGCGATCAGAGACGCTCTGGAGCCACTAGGACACATGGTGCTGAAGTTGGACATGGGGAAAGAAGAACCTGCCAACTTGCACCGCTGGATTTTGCAGTTCAACTTTTGGACTGCAAGATGAAGCCCATTGTGGGCATTTGTATGATAGGCGTATAAGCCTCCAAAACCTTGAGGAGAATGAAAGATGAGCAGTTATTTGAAAACACAGGGGACAGAGTTTTATTTCTACGACCCCGAAAACAGCACCGATGGTGTGATCAAGTTGGGTTGTGTGACCAACATTGATGGCTTGGGTGGCGCTCGTTCACAGATCGACACTTCATGCTTTGACGACATTGATGACACTTTTGTTGCGGGTCGTGGTACACCAGGTCAGGTAACAATTGACTTGAACTACTCTGAAGACGATGCCAACGACTTCCACGCTAAACTGGAAGCATTGCGCGATGCAGGGAACACCGCATCTTTCGCGATCGGTTTCAGCAATGGTACAAGCGCACCGACCGCCGCCACTGACGAGTCACTTGAGTTCGACACTGATCGCTCAGGCCGCGCTTTCGTGGGCTACATTGCAGACGTGCCTTTCACTTTCGCTGACAACGACATCATCCGCACTCAGTTGGTGATTCAGCGTTCAGGCGTTGTGACACGTTTCAAAAAGGTCTAAAATAGACTAAACGGACTGTTTAACAGTACGCTGGGCGTCAGGATCAATGCAGATGTTGATCCGTGTCTGTACCTGATGACCCAGCACTTTAACGGAGCTACAGAAAATGCAAACACTAGCACAATTACAAACATCACCAGAGTTCAAAGCTGTATCAGTTACATGGAAAGGCAATGAGTTGTGGTTCTGGTGCAAGGTTCTATCAGCCAAGGAACACCGTCAGGTCACTGATTACTTTGGCAAAGACGGTCAATTGGATTTGAACAAGTACCGCGAAATGACTGACGCGTTCATTGCCCAGTGCGTGTATCTTGAAAAGACTGAGATGCCAGACACCAAGCGCACCGTTGTGAACTTCACCGATGAAGATGGTGAAGCGCATGAGCTGGTCCAGTGGGTCACTAAGGCCGAGGCTGGTGAGTTGAAGGCATCGTTGGCTGATCGCATCAAGCGACAAATTGAAACAGTCAACAGCCTGAAAGTTGATGACGACCTAGAAAAAAAGTAAATAGGCCAGAGGAGCGAGTGTGGCAAGCACTCGCTCTGCGCTTTGGCTGTCCTATTGAAGAACTAAAAACCCGCCTAACGTACCGAGAGTTTGTCTACTGGTGCGAGGTTTACCGCCAGCGACCTTTTGATGATGAACACACCATCCATCTACATGGTGCGCTTTTGCGTGCCGACATTAGGTCTATTGCGGGTTCAAGCAAAACCAAAGTGAACATTGAGCAGTTGATTCCGTATCGCAAACAGGATGCGGAAAATGACATTGAGCGCAGAATTGACGAGGTATTGTAAATGGCATCACTAGGTCGCCTGACAATTGATATGGTCGCAAACCTTGCGGGCTTTGAGAAGGACATGGGGCGTGCCCAGCGTGTCACCGCAAAGTCAATGCAAAGCGTCAGGCGTGACCTTGGACGGGCAGAAAGAGAGGCAGACAAAGCCGCAGCAAGCATCAAGCGTTTGGGCATGCAATTCGCTGCATTGGCTGGTGTCTCACTTGGCCTTGTCGTGCGCGAGTTCCAGCAACTTGCTCAACAGGCTGACCGTTTAGACAAACTGTCACAAGGTACCGGTGCAACGGTTGAGGCATTACAACGCTTGGGCTTTGCTGCAGAACAGTCTGGCACCACAATGGAGGTCTTGGCCAAGGGCTTGCAAACCATGCAGCGCAACCTGCAAGGTGCAAGGGATGGATTGTCAACCTATACCAGAGCGCTTGACCGTCTAGGTGTCAGCACTGATGAACTGTTCAAGCTAGATGCAGAAGGCCAGTTCTTGATGCTTGCCGATGCGTTGTCTAAGGTTGAAAACGCAACAACAAGATCAGCGAGTGCGCAAGAGTTATTCGGTCGGGCCGGTAAAGAGCTGTTGGCCTTTTTTGCACAAGGTACAGACGCGGCGGTTGAATGGGGTGAAGCGCTTGAGCGTTCAGGCGCATTGATCTCGACTCAAATGTCGTCTGACTTTGCTCGCTTTAACGACAATCTTAACTTGCTCAGTCGTCAATTTATGGCGCTTAAAGTCCAAATCTTTGGTGACTTAATTGGGCCAATGGCCGATTTTGTTGAGTTTCTAAACACCGAAGAAGGCACGCGTAGGCTGCGTGAACTGTTGGATGATTTAGGTCGGACTGCAACAGTTGTTGGGACAATCATCGGCATTAGGATGGTTGGTCAACTTGGGGCTGCCAGCATTGCATTTGTTGGCGCAAGTGTTAGGGCGGCTCAAGCAAGCATGGCGCTGGCTGGCATGGCAACATCCGCAACAGCAGCCAGTGGCGCCGTTCGTGGTTTAGGAATTGCGGCTAAGGGATTGATGGGGCCGCTTGGAATATTGGCGGCGGGCATTGCAACATTTGCAATTGCTTCAGATGATGCAGCGAAAAGCGTGCTTGGCTATGAAGAAGCCATGCGTGACTTGCGGTACGAAAACCGCAGATTTGCAAATGAACAGCAGATTCAAAGAGACATTTTGTCATTTGCTGATGAAGCTGTTGCAGCCAAGCGCAAAATTGATCAGCTTCGATCGGGCCTTGAAAATCTTGCAAGTGATCGTCAGCCAGGCGAGCGTTTGCGCGATTACAACATGCGAATGGGCGCGGTTGAAGAAAAAACCAAGCTGGCAAATGAGGAAATTGAGCGACTTGAAAAAGTAATCGAAGAAGCTGGGATTAAGATTAGAGAGCTTCGCGATGAAATGAACAATTATCAAACCGAAGCAGAGAAATCTGCTGAGGTTACAAAAGCCATCAATGAAGAAATGGCTGCGGCTCATGTTGAGAACTTCCGCGAACAGATTGAATCTTTGACAGCAGAGCTTGGCGGGAAAGGCTCTGTTGCTCTGTTGCAATATCAAAGAAACATCCTCAAAGTGTTTGAGGCAATGGACAATGGATTACCATTTGAGGAAGCAACAAAGGCGCTGGAATTATACCGCCAAAAATATGAAGAAACAATTAAAGAAATCGCCGGTGAAGGTGGCGGATTAAGCCTTGCCGGAACCATTGCCGGAGCAATTACAATTGGCGATGGCGCAAGCATTGGTCAATCAATAGGCAATGCCTTAAAAGCAACAGGCGCTCAAGGTCTGCAGGAAGGGTTGCAGGAAGGTCTGCAAACTGCGCTAAACATTGCATTCAAAAACTTAGACCTTGAGGATGCTGAATTACAAGTTGCGATGGTTGCCATTGGTGAAGCCATTGGTGGGAACATTGGCGCTGCAATAGGCACAGTTATTGGGGCAAGTATTGGCGCGGCTATTGGCGGTGCTACTGGTGCGCAAATTGGTGCGCAAATTGGCAATGCCATTGGCACATTGCTTGACCCGCAAAAAGATCCCAAGTTCCAGATCGGTGGCACATCAGGATTTTTTGGCACAGGCGGTCAAGCAAAGGGTCAATTTGAGACTGCATTTGGTCTTCAATTCTTCCGCTTT